TCATGATGTAAACCGCCAACTTTGGCGGTCTGTGATTCTTTTAACTCCGGCTTTTTAATTGGCTGCCCGTGTTGATCTAGTATCGCTACCATGCGCCACCTCCTGTTGATTCTCTATTTGATTTACCTGCGCCTTGGTAGTCCATACCGCCGCCTAATGAAAGGGCGGCTGCCCACAGCATTTGTAGCGCGTCTGGCCCATCGTCATGATCTGCTTTTGGCCAGTGCCTTAATTGCTCAATAAGCGTATGGAGGCTAGGGTGCAGCCTGATTAAGCCGTTAGCCATGTGTGGTTGCATGCTTTCAATACGCAGTTCTTTATCTGTTGACGGAGTTACGCCACGTGCAGGCACTGGCACTCTTCGCTTTGCAGACCTTTTCACCAACTCGGTACGCATAAACTCCTGAAACTGTACCGATTCAACTAGCCATAACTGGCACTTGTACTCAATCTGGTAGCTGATTACGTCTTCAATAATGCGATCAGGCAGTCGTTTGCGAATGCTGGCTTCAACCACATCGAGTATGCCAGTGCTGCGGTTATAGCCGCCTACCAGAATTGCTGATGGGTCACGGCCTGCGCCTTTTTTGCCAAGGCTTGGGTCGCATGCACCATAAAATACCCACTCGTTAAGGCGGTTAACCCAAAAGGTAATGCACTTGGCAAAGGGTGCGTCGTCATCACTGAGCGGGTCGTTTTGCAGCTCAGAGTCAAACGCTGCATGCCCGTCACGGGCGCGTATTGTCATTAACACAACCAGCGGGCGGGCGGTTGGCCAGCTCACTGCTGCGCCTGCTTCCATCTGTGGTTTGTGTGCCTGGTAAAACTCTTCTGCCAGCTGCTTGCCTACATTAAGCAGTAGCTCTTCCCATCGATCCCACAGGTCCATTCTGTTAGGCCATGTGATCAGTGCGCGAAATTTTTTGCCATTCCACAGCGGGTTTTTAATCAGGCGTGATAGCACGCTGTCGTAGTGCAGAATGGTGCCAATGATGATGACGTCGAACTTTTCGCCCGGCTCACCAAGTTTAAGCACGGCTTTGTTGATCCACGCTTCAAGTTTGTCGCGCTGGGCAGGGCTGGCTACGTTCTCATCGTTCTCAAGGTCATCGCCCACAAACAGATCAGGGCGATATGGGCCATGCCTACGGCCACGAATGCGTTTCCCGCTGCCTACGGCCTCAATTTTTACGTTACCGGCGGTCAGTATCACTTCAGCACGCCAGATACGGCCTTGGCCTGTAGCGGTTGGATAATCCATTATCAAACGCGGGTTGTATGCCAGCTCGGCTTTAATCGCCTCCAGCATAATGGCGGCCTGATCAAAAGCATCCATGCCGATAATGGGGTAATGCTTGCGGCCAGTGATCACGCACCAGATCACAAACAACTGTGTGGTGATGGTTGATTTAGCCTCACCACGCGGCGCTGCCAGTGCGTCGGTTTCGCTCTCGGTGCTGTTTACGATCTCCGGCAGGCGCTTGTACAGGTGATCATGCAGAATGCTGTTGTCTTTTTTAACGTAGTGCGGAAAGTAGGTTTTACAAAAGAACTCAAAGTTATCGTGCGCCTGCAAACGGCGCTGACGTGCGCTTTCAGCATCAGACTTGAAGCCTGAAACGTCCGCTTCAATCTTATTGCGTAGTGATTGGCCAAGCTCTGCCAGCTGCTCTAAAAACTCTTTGCCGTTCTTAGCCATTTTTTAAGCCTGTCTTAATGGTTTTTATAATGGAAAGTACCCACACAAGCGGCCAAAATAAGGATAAGAAAAACAGATATGACCATGCAAATAGCTGCTTATAAAAAGGCTCTTTATTTAACATTTCTGACAGCAAGCCTATTGAGTAGCAAAAAAAACATAAGGCAATGTGAAAATACAAACTCACCCGAACACCCCGCTGATTTTCTCGCCGAATGGCTCCAGCATGGTTAAGAATGGCTCTGTAAGGTGTGGGTGCTGCTCCTGAATAAATCCAGCCAGCATTTGCAGTACTTCCATTGCCACCGCCAGTTTGTTAAGTTTCGGGTTAGATTTAGCCGCCGCGCTCATGGCTTTGTTATAAGCATCGCTCAAGCGTGACAGCGCCTCGGCTTTAGCCATTGGTGTGCCTTTTACATCAGTTTTGAGCTGCTCTATGGTGCTTTGAAAAAGCGTCATAAACTCTTGCAATACCATCTGGCTAACGGCTTCGTGGCCTGCACCAGCCATCATTGAGGCTGTGCGGGCTTTATCCCAATCGTCACCGGCGGCCTTGGCTTCGCGCTTCCAGCGGCTGGCAGTACCAAACGAGATACCAAGCTGTTCTGCTGCGGCTTCAAGACTTAGCGCTTTATGTACATTGGCGCTGCGTAACGCGCGACGTGTTTCTTCACCGTAGGCCATTGATTAACGCATCCCGGTCACTGTTTTTAATTTTTCAATGGCAATAGCCATGCCTATGCTGATAATGCCGCCAGAGATAGCGCCATTTAACGCGGCTTTGTTTTCTACCTTGCGCAGGCGTTCATCTAAGCCATCAAGCTTTTTTTCAAAGGTTTCTTTTTGATCGGCTTGGCCATCAATCACGAGATCAAGCTTTCCCTTGATCTCACCCAGCAAACGACTCTCATCGGAATTCATTATTGTTTTTCTCCATTATTCAAGGCAGGCGCCCGTACTGTTCACTAAAGGCCTTACACTCCGTACAAAGCCGCACACCCGGGTAGGCAATCCTTCGCGCCTCCGGTATTACTTCACCGCAACTCGGGTTAACACATACTTCGGCAGAGGGCAGCTTTCCTGCGTTTTTGACTCTTGCCCTAACCGTATCAATGCCACTGTCTCTTTCAGCGAATTCAAGCCGCTGCGCTTCGTCTGCTGGCAGCATTTACCACCTCACCCATGCGCCGGTGCCAATAAAATAATCAGTGTCTTGCCCGTTACCAAGCTGCTGATCTACCGAGCCGATTAAGCCAAAATGCAAAGCCTTAACCTGTAGCAACCCTTGCTTGGCTTCGAGCCGAGCCGTGGGGGTGCCGTTTTTAATCCCCATGTACATGCCTGCTTCACCGTGGGTATCTACGGCCAGCCAAGGCAGCGGGTCACGTTTAACAAAGGTCTGGCTCTCGCCGGTTTCGGTGTTAATCAGCGTGGTGATGGTTTGTGGATGGTCGTCAGCCGGTACCTGGTTAGATGCAATTACATCAAGATCAGGGTTGTCCTGAATAATCTGCGGCAGTTTGATGGTGTTTTTAACGGCGGCAGGGTAAACCTTAACGGTCTTGGCCTTGATTGGCTTGGCTACCGGCGTCACCTTTTTAACCTCTGGGGCTGGCGTGGCAACAATGTTTAAGCCGACGGGTGCGGTTGGCAGCGTTGATTGATAGCGCTGGTAGGCGTGATTAATGCCATAAATAGCGCCAATAAGCACAGCAGCTACAAACAGCCACATGAAGGCTTCTGTTCGTTTTAGATTATCCAACAATGGGTTGCCCTCCATCTGCCGGAGCGACAGGCGCAATGGGCGTTAAACACATGGCGCGTTCAGCCTGGCGGCGCTTGGTCAACCCAAACACCGGCACCAGCTTGCCGTTTACCCTGGCTTTGTTGTAAGCCAGTATGCGGTCACACGCGGCGGTGTAATTGCCTTCGTTGAGCTCATCAATCAGGTACTTGTTTTTAGGCAGGCCAGACTTGCACACGGTGCCTGCGCCCACGTTGTAGGCGAGCGATACAAAAGCGTTGTATTGGTTTTGGTTCATCGGTACATTCACGCAGGCCAGCACAGCCTTGCCGTGTGCGGTTAGCTCTTGCTTGAGCAGCGTATCGCACTCTTTTTTGCCGTAGGTTTTGCCCTTGATAATATCCGGGCCGGTGTAGCCATTGCATACTGTGAGTACTCCGGCAATGTCGTGATAGGGCTTTAACTCGGTGCCCTCCCAGCCGCCAACAAAGGCGAGTAGGGATGCACTGGTAACGCCTGCTAATAGTATTTTGTATGATGCTCTCATGTAACCGATGGTATGGCATGAGGCTTGTGAATGCGCCACTGAGTGGCTTCAGTAGCAAAAAGGGGCGCTGAACAGCACCCCCTTTTTTAAACTACGCTTGATTTAATTTTTAGTCAACATGCTGAATTCGAGCATTTAAGTATACCTTTTAATGCAATTATTGCCTCCGTGTGAGGTTGACCGCTCTTTCTTAAACCCACATAAAGTGCTGCATTTTCTGCGAATTTTGAGTCTTTAATATAAGCCAAAGTAGTTGCTTCCAACATTTCCATTGGGCTGACATCAATACCTTCAGCCTTGATAATTTTAGAGGCTTTAACTGCCATATCTGCAATATTTTCTTGAGGCTCATCATACTGCTCACTAGCTCTTTGCAGCAGCTCTTTTGCACGAATTGTAGTTTTGTCTGAAGCATCAACCTCATGACCAGCATTGACTATAGCAAATTGATGTTCAATGCTTAATTTTTTATAATCCAATTCTGCATGCTGCTCATCAGCTCCACATGCAACCAATAAAGTCATAGCCAATATTACTAATATATTTTTTATCGTCATTTTGTAGCCTCATTTTTTTAATTTTAGTACATACTAAAACAACTGAGTCTGCCCGTCACCCATTTCAGTTTTTTTAAGTATGTTCCAGATCTGTCTATCACTCAAACTATGTTCTCTGGCAAGGTTTTCAACAGCTTCACCTTCGTTAAAGCGGTTCACAATCTCGCGGTCTCTTTTCAGGCGCAGGCCATCTGCACAGCGCGGTATATATACGTAACGGCTGGCACCGATGGCTTGTATTAACTGGTGCAGCTTTTCTTTACCGATCACCTTTGCAAACTCGTGTTCGTCTGTTGCATTCCGTATGGCTGGTAGGCGTTGCGTAGTGCCGCCATACACGTTGATTAATTCAAGCGTGAGTGATTCGCCAATCACTGCAATGACTTCATCCAGTGAGGCTGGCAGCTTGATTGAGCATTGGTAGTTTTCAATTGCTTTAACCATTGTTTGCCTTTTGTTTGTTCTTTTGTTTGTTCACTAACGCCACAATAATGCCGCGTAGTTCGGCTGGTTTGCACCACTGCAGCTTGGCGCGTTTGTACATTTGGTTTGCAATGCCGTCTGCATATGCCCAACTCAGGCCCATGTCTGCCAGCAATGCACCAATCTTGCCAATCAATGCTTGTTTGGCTTTTGCGACATCAGGTGTAGAGGATTTACTTTGCCAACCACGAGCTTTCATGTGGGCAAGTACTGCATCTCTGCCAGCCTGGTCTAATTCACTGCTGCTTTTTACACGCGCAACAGTAAACAGCATGCCGCGATAGGTTTCATCATCAAGGCCAAGTGCTTTCTTAGCGATGTGGATCATCGCTAAATCGGCTGATCTGGTATCTTTTTTCATTTAATTGCTAAGCCTCAACAATTTCAATTGATTCACACACTTTGCAAAGATGGCTGATAGCAGCCTTACCGCTAGCAAAATCAGGCATGTAAGTTACATGTTTTTTTTGATACGACTCATCCTTTGCCACTGCGCGTTTACCGAAAATCTTCTCCATTTTTGCTTTATAAGCAGCTGAGTAAAGTGGACGGGCGCTTTTTCTAAGAAACTTTTGTTCTGTATGTTCTTGAGTTGATGAAACCCACAAGCCGAGGAACTGACCATTAACGTAAGTCATGACGCGATATGACATGCCACCTTTCATTCTTTGCACTTGCAGGTCTATCGTAAAGCCGTCACAAATCAGCTTTACTGCTCCCCAAGGGGAGGTTAGCTTTTGTGCCAATTCAGTTTTTTGTTCTTTTGTAAGTTTCATATTAATTCCCGTTAAATCGTCTTACTTAGGCCGCCGTTTTAACGGCCTAAAGATGAAAATCTAACTAAACAGTCACAGCATCCTTTAATGCTTTTAATGCGCTGAAATGCGGCACATTCTTCTCTGGAATAGCCAAGGATTCACCAGTTGCAGGGTTGCGGCCTGTACGTGCTGTACGTTTTTTAACGCTTAGTTTGCCAATGCCTGGTAAGGTGATTTCACCGCCTTTTGATAGCTCATCTTTCGTAACATCAGCCAGAGCATCTAACACAAACTTAATTGCCACTTTGCTAGTGCCAGTGTTGGTGTGGTGGTCTGCAATTGCATTGACTAAATCAGCTTGATTCATATTTGTTACCTTTCATGGTTGGTTGATTTTTTTGAAAGGCTTTATTGCTAAAACCCTTCAGAAAAACCACCAGCAGCGCTAGTGATCGTATAAAAAAGTTACTGTGGCGGTGATTGCCAGGGCTGATATCCAGTAGCAGACATCAGCCCATTTAGCCTCATATGCCCAGCGGCAGGCATTCAACAGGTACAGCACCATAATCAGGTAGTTGAATGCCTTCGGGTCTGTCAGTAGGCTCATGCACCAACACCTAAATGCACGTCATCATCGTGGTACTTTTGCACGGAATGCACCTTGTTAAAGAAACGGCGCAGGCAGTAACTACGAATAATGCTAACTACTGTATAAACGCCACCTAGCGCCAAGTTTTGTGTCAGGCTTATATGCCAGCCGAACAATGGAAACACGCTAAAGTTAAGTAGCATGTTGATGGTGAAACCAACCAATATATTGATTAGGGCTTCAAACATCGATTGCATGCGGCTTTGCATTAGGCACCTGCCACATCTAAAGCGATTGCTGACCATTTATCACTATCACCGACGCGCTCATACACGCGCACATAGCTTTTGCTGCCGACGACTTGAATCGCGTCACTAATGGCCAGCATGGCTTTCTGCCATTTTTCATCAGTGATATTCAGGCGGCGTAAACCAAGCACGCGGCCTATGCTGATATTGCCTTCTTTATCCACCTGAAAAGCATCGTTAACCAGTGCGCGAATGTTGTCATTAGCACCTTCAGACCATGTGTGAATGCACTCATCAATTAACTGTTTTGATGCTTGTAGGCGCTCATCAAATGTGATGCTCTCAGCTACTGCGCGTTGTATCTTGTAGCGCCCATCAAAGCTGATTAAGGTGACATTGCCCTTATTGCCACCGATTTTTGCGCCATACTGCTCTGCGCTCATTTCAATAAAGGCTTGCACATCGGCAAAGGTCTTAAGCTTAAAACCGCTAATGCTTTGATTTAGCTCTTTTGCGTTCTCTACGATCTCATTCACAATCTGGTCACGTGCAAGATCAATTGGCTTAATCGTAGATTCAGGCACATAACTGCCGTCATGCTTCAGGCGAAAGCCTGCTGGTATTGTTGTTGGTGCGTTCATTGTTTGTTTCTCCTGTTTAAGTACGTAAGTGAAGTTGGCCAACCAAATCGGCCAACGGGATTTTTGATAATTGGCTTGCCTTGCGTAACTCATGCATGGCACGGCATTTATGAAACTCTATGGTGCTTTTTAGCTCTTTCTCACAGCTGGCAATGTAATAGCCGGTGCTTGGATGGCCACAAATCGCGGTAGCGTCTTGCTCAATCGTTTGGCTGATTAGCTTGCGCAATTCACGAGTTGAAACATTCAGCAAGTGCGCTAGATCTTGTCCACGGATACCTTTAGCCGCGCCAATGTGCTCACTTAGCACTTGTAATAAATCGTGTTTAGTTGCCATGTTGCTGGGCCTTTCCTGTGATTTCCTTCAATACACCGCCAATCGTTCTGCTTGTATTGCGGGTTGTTTTTACTGGCTCTGTGTGTGCCGTATGGTCTGCTGCTGTTTTAATCGCTCCATACTTGCGGCCTTGCTCACCTTTACGTTCCTGTGCTGCTGCTGCACGGTTGCCAAAACTTGCGATAATTTCATAAAGATAACCGTGGCTTTTTAATGGCAGGCTTAGCTTGTCTCGGCTGCCAAGCATAGTTTCAATTGCACTGCGCCAGTACTCTTGCGGAGCAGGGTAGATGGTGCCGCCACGTGTGATTTGTCCTGCTTTAATATCAACAAGCAGCTCATCTAATATGCGTACCAGGACAGGCATTTTTAATGCCTGTTTGGCTGGTTTAAATAAGCCAACATATGGCAACAACACATCACCGAGTGGTGTAAGGCTAAATGCACGTGCAATAGCCTGGCGAGCTGATACATCACTCATGGCGGCCTCTAGTGGGAACTCTGCAGCGCAGCATGGGCATACAATCTTCATGATGCGTCCATACCTTTTATGCGTTTATGCCAAGATTTCTTTTTCTGCATAAGACCATCTTTTCTCAGTTTGTAAGCACGCGTCATAACCGTATGTATAGTGCGTTCTAATGCAAAACTAATTTGCTCTGGCCCAAGTTCTGCATAGTTTTCAATCAGGAACTTTTCATCAGAAACCATCCACGGTGTATTTTGTTTGCCATGAAAATCAGGGTGGTAATTCATCCGTCCATATTTGTCATAAGTCACATCCATCTTAAGCCGCCACTTTCCAAGCCACAGGTAGGCTGTAATTTGTAGTCATTACCAAATGCAATGTGTGTAATCCTCGGATGATTAAGCCGCGCTTGTTAGGGAGTGGCTTAGGTGAAAATGGCGCAATAACGATTGCTTGATTACGTTTACACATGCTTAGCCTCCCTGAGTGGACGCACGGTTACTGTTAGGTTTGGCGATTCAATAGCAAGCAACTGCAACACCAAGCAACCTGCGCTCCAGCTATTTTTAGCAACTGCTTCAACTGTACGAGTCACCGTTTCATTGCCTTTTGGTGTGCGGATTTTCACTTCATATCTATTCATATTTAGCTCCATTTTTTTCACCGTTATTTGGGCAAGCCTGGCATGCTCTCCATAGGCGCATAGCGCGAGGACTGCTTGTAGGTGCGCTTTCGCTATGGTGGCGTTTGCATTGCGTAATGGTGATTTGTTCGGCTAGATGAGGGCAGTCAACACGGCTATATAAAGCCATTACTAGCGCCTCAATCTTGTCGGTGCTTGCTGGGTATTTATCATTCATTACCAAGCTGATTGTGGTGCGAGATACACCAAGCTCATCAGCAACTGCCTGCTTACTGCTTTTATCAACAGCTTCAGTCAATAGCTTTAGCCATACTGTATTTTTTAAAGACATGCATGCTCCAATTCTGTATTTGGGTCATACACAGTTTTTGCAGATATACGCCACACAGGAGCTTGTATGCCTGTATTACGTTCAGGGATTAGCCAGTAACGCTTGTGGCCGTTGCTTGTAATGGCGCTGCCTTTTTCGCGCTTGCCCATTTCAGCAAGATAACCAGCCTTTTGCAGGGCGCGTACATACTTGCCGATGTTGCTTGTGATATCTTTCTCACCACCTTGCGCTACTAACATCGCCAGCTCAGGTATTGAAAACTTGCTACGGATGCGCATGGCGCGCCAAACCTTGATGCGTAGGCTGTTCTTGTTGATTCTTGCAGCTGACTGCTTACCGTTAGGGCCGCTGATGATTTTTTTGCCTTCAGCCATTGCAATACGGCCAGCTTCAGTAATGGTGTGGCAACCTTGACCACACTTATCTAAGAAGCCATGCTTACGCAGTTTTAAGCATGCGCGATCAACTTGTGTTTCGGTTAGGCCAGTGCTGTGAACAAGGTCAGCTTCGCGCACGCAATCGACGTGATAAGCATCTGCAATGGCAGCTAAAATAATGTTAGATGTCCAGATCATTTAACGGACTCCAGTCTTAACTGACCGTGACGCTCTAACTCTTCTGCAGAAGGCCTATAAGCAGGCAAGTTAAGTGGATCAACTTCGCAACACTCAATGGCATCAGCCTCTCTAAAATGAGGATTACTGCAAACGGGGCAGACATAAACTTCTACCACTTCTGGCTGGCAGCATTCTTCAGCTTGTGATTCACGGTCATGAATGGTGTCGCACTGGTCACATTGATACTGTTTTTTAATGGTAACTATTTGACTAATTTGCGCCATGATTAACGTACTCCCGCTTTAACAATACGTGGGCGGCGTGATTGCCAGTCATGGGTGAGGCTTTGGCCTGCCATGTCAGCTAGCGTCACATTGGTTGCGCCATTGCGTTTTGCAGTGTTTTCTATAGTGGCAATTGCATTCATGATGTCGCGCATGCGGCCTCCACTTGCACGATGAATCTCAGCCACTAAATCATCGGCAATGTCTACTTCTGCCAGTTGCTTGCATGTGATTAACACGTCGTTGATGCTGGCAGGTTGAAACTCCACCACACGTGCAATACGGCTGCTAATTTGTCTGTGGCGTGCAATACGAGCCTGCACCTGATCCATACCAACTAATATGACTAGTACTTCAGTTAAGTCGCTCAAATCGCGCACGGCCTCAAGTACAGCTGCATTGTTTTCAAGGCAATGTTCAACCTCATCAATCACAATAGGGATTTGGTTGCTGCCTATGTAACCGGCAATACGTGCAAACATATCTTTTGGTCTGCCGCGAGTGTCTAGTTTTAAGTTTTCTGCTAACTCACTTTTGAACCATGCAGGCGTCCAGCCCTCTTTGGCACGCACGTAAGCTGCACCGCTTTGAATTGCCCAGTGATCTACCGTTGTGCTCTTGCCAAAACCAGCTTCAGCCGTCACCAGCATTAAGCTAGCCTCGGCTGCGCCACGGTTCTCAACAGCGGTAATACCTGTTCTAAATCGTTCGTAATTTTCTGTTTTTACAAATTGTTTTTTCATGTAAACTCTCTCTTGCTTGTTGTAAAGGTGATTTTTAAACACCTGTGGTAAAGGTCATGCGGTAGCGCTAACTACCGTATGGCCGCTTCTCTATCTCCGAATAAATCCTCATATTCGGCAGTTATTCTGTAGTAATTCAACCAAGCCTCATCCTGCACAGTGACCTCTGCATCGTTAGATAAAAGCCACCTGTACTTTGCTGCGTCTGTCTCAAAGTAAGGGCGAACAGCTTTGGTTATTGGCATTTCAATCACGTTGGCCAACATGCCTGTTTCGAGGAATTTCACCTCTGGAGTCGCAGGCGTTCCTATTTCTCGCTTGGTATTCATAGTCATCACCGGCAGCTCTATTGGTGCGTCATAAACCAATTGTTGTGGTGGGTTAAGTTCCTGCTCGGCTTCGTCAATCTTGGCTTGAGCACGTTGAATGCGGCCTTTGGCGCGTTTTTCAGCAGCTTGCTCAATGAATGATTGAGGGAAGTAACTGCGTTTATTCGCTTCAAACATAGCCACAGTAACTAGCTGGCCAGCTTGATTACGCACCCATACACGGCTGGCATCGTGAATGTCATAACCTACGCGCATGGTTTCACCGTGATAGGCTTCAAGGTCGTGGCTAAAGTATGTGTTGGTGAACAAAGTAATCTCGCCACGGCGTGTAACGGCTTCTTTGTATGGCCTGAATAAATCATCAGCCTCGTGTGGCTCAACTAACACTGGTTTGAAACCCTCACTCACTGCTGAGGCCCATGCCTCATTCGGTGATTGGTGGCGCTTCTTACCGGATACTTCGTCATAAACCTTAGGTAATGAGCGGTGAGGGCGGTTGTTGTATGCATCAATTTGCACCTGACACCACTCAATAAAAGTTAACCAGGGCATGAGTTTTTTAGATGATCCAGCTGCTTTAATATCAGCACGAGTTACCTTAAACGCAGCTTGTTTTGCCTGAGCGTCCATATCAGCGCCCATATAAGTAGGCAACTCTTTAGCACCACGCACCCAAATACTTTGGTGTGAGCGCTCTTCAATACCACGTGCTTGTGAGTTGTAAGGCAGACTGTGCGTCAGTGTGATAGATAACCTAGCCATAAAGCCTGTTGCTTCATTACTCATGGCTGCATTTTTAAAGCCTGATCCATTATCAACATAGAAAATAGCAGGAATGCCACCATTAAGACTGGCGTGGCGTAGCGCATCCACCACGCCCCATGTGGACTCAGCCAAACCAACAGACCAACCAACACACTTGCGTGTGGCGATATCTAAAACACTGGTGATTTCTGGTCTAAATGCCTTGCCATGTGCAGGGTGTGCAACCTCAGCATCAAATGCATGCCCGTCAGCTGTGTAAGCATCACATGGCCACATTTGACTGGTGTCACGTCGTATAAAAGGTTTAATGTTCTTTATTTCACGGTTACCTATGCGGCCTTTTTGCGCCTCAACATTGCTTATTTTCTTAATAAATCGGTTAGCAGCTGAGTAACTTGGCACCTCAATAGTTGCAGGTAAGTGCTTAGGTAGTTGTTCAATGCAGTAAGCTAAGCTTGGTTTTTGTGGTTGACCATAAAGGCTCATCAAGTATGGAGCCCAAGCTGGTACCTGAATTTTTTCACATGACTTAGGTGCTAAAGTCGCAACACCACCTTCAGCATCAGTTAACCAGCGATACATTGAACGGCGGCTCAATGTGCGCTTTCCTGCCTTACCTGACCGAGCGTTAGCTAACGGTGCAAGTTGTTGCAGGTGATCTGGTAGGGTGCCGGTAGCTGCCATGTCGACTAATTTCATGATGGCGCGATCAGTGCCGCCAACTGCTGCAAGTCTTTTAATTTCTTGGCATATTGCTGCGCGTGCCTCGGCTGTCTGGCGTTGCCAGTCTTTCAAGTCGGTGCTGCTTTGTTTGGTAGCAACCGTTAACTCAGTTAATTGTGGCTTGTCGATTAACGGTTGTTTAACTGTCTGTATTTCGATATTTAGCTTTGCAGATTTAATTAAATCCATGATTGCTTTAGGCGGTTGGTATTCTGTCTTAACGCCACCTTTGCCACCCTTTGCATTCACTTCACGCTTAATCCAACCCTCAGATTCAGCTCTCATTTTTATGCCTGGTCGCGATGCAGGGATTCCAGCAAGCTTCATATCAGCCAATTCGGCGCATGAGTAATATTGTTTCACTCTGCTTCTCCCAATTGTCTTTTCAATACTTTAATTTTGTTGGCAGCTTCATCGCGCTGGCGTTCTAACTTACCTAGCTCACTATTGAGGGCATCTTTACCAACCGCCAACTTGGCTCCCAGCTTGCGAGCCATCAAGTTAGATAATGTATGAGTGCTTGTTGCCATATCAAAAGCAATGGCACGCTCAAAGCTTGGATGATGCTCTTCGCGACTTTCTGAGCAGTAAGCATCCAGCATATTCTTGGTAACCTCTTGACCTAGCAACTTACTCATTTCTGCAGCAACAATGTAACGGTCATGGTCACGCAAAGCCTCAGACATTGCATGTGCAACCTCTACTCTGCAACACAGAGCGCCAGCTACAGGCGCAACAGGTTGCGGAATAATGAACAGATCACCGGTTCTATCGTCGCGATGCTTACGCATTACGCTGCCACCTTGTCTAATGCATTTACATTGCGAGAATTAATGATGGTGGTATCATTGGCTTTAGTTTTTGAAGCTGATGT